GGCCGACTTCTTGACGAAATGGCTCCTGGTCATTCCGGCCTCACCTCTGTGTCCCATCCGTTGTTCCATAGCTCGTTCAGGGCCACCGAGTCTTCATCGTCTGGCAGGTAGTTGTCGGCCACCAGACTCTGGGGGTAGTCCCTCCCATGTTCGCCCAGCCACTTCTCCACAACGCCTTCCAGGAGTTTGGTCTGTGTCTCCGTGAGGTCTGGGCTGTCCTCATTGGAGATGGTTACGATGAAGGACACTGGCTTCATTGTACCCACTCCACATACTCGGCCATGATTGCCTCAGCCTCATCGTTGCTCTTGGCAACCATGATGCGCTGTTGCATCTCCACAGCCTTGGCCCTCATGCCCAGTGTCTTCAAGGTCTGGGCGGCCAGACCGGATGCCTGGTAGACATTCCCGTCCGGCCCATCCAAGGGCCCTCTGCGAACCCTTGGGCGCTCCTTGTTCCTGCTCGTTGTTCCTACCTTGCTGTCTTCCATGTTGTTCCCTCTGTCACTTGTGGTCGCCATGTACCATCTTACAGGCCCGGTAAAAGACTGGACCATGGTGGTCGGCCTTCCCATTGGCTCCGAGAGCAAAGTGAACCATCTCATGGCGTACCACACTCCTGATGTTCGCCTTGCTGGCACTCAAGTACCAATGCCGATTTACAGTCAAAAGAATGGACGGCCCACCTTGGTGGTAGTGGGCCATCATTAGGGTTGAGGTCATGTCCCGCCTGAACTGGACTCGTGGGAGAACGGGCTCCTTGGAGCATCCCATGGCGGCCATCATGGCCTTCCATCGGGCGCTCCTCTGTGTCTGGTCCCACATCTTCCTGATTGTGGCCTTGGCACACACCTTCATTCCCTCACCACATCCACAGGGCAGGTGTTGTTGCACCTGGTCGTGCAGTATGTGTCGCACCATGGTCGTGGCTCACCGGCCTTGGGGCACACAATCTTGTCTGGTGTCCCGGTGATGCCCACAAGCCTTGGGTAGTCCCTTGTCCCCAGAATGATGGTGGTGGTCATGGTTTCTTCACCTTCGCGGCAAGGGCCTCCTGTACGGCCTTCCTGTACTCTGTTCCATAGTAGCCATCCACCTGGTCGATGGTGCGCCACACCTGCTTCACGTTGTTCTCGTACATGGCCTCTAGTGTGGGCGTGTTCTGTTCATGGTATCGGTCTGCTTCCTCCATGAAGTATTCCAGCGCCTGGACATACTGATGAGTCTCCACAAAGCCAAGGAGATACATCAGGCTCTCACTGTACGCCATGTCTCACACCTTCTCTGGCTTGTCCATGTCGGCCAGGAGGTCTACCATGGCGTCCTGAATGGCTCCCAGCACGGCCTTCAGGAGGGCCTTCTTCATGTCCTCACTGACGGTCACCGGGGCTTCCTTCATGGCTTCCTTCAGGACTTCCTTGACCTTGTCCTCCAGCTTGTCGTCCATGACTTCCTCTGCGGCTTCCTTGGCTGTGTCATACACAGAGTCATCAGTGGCGTAATCCCGGAGTGTCCTGTCCAAGTCGCTGGAGTTCACTAGGTCGCTGTTGTCTGTGGCGTCCTCCACGGCACTCTCCACAGCCGACTCCAACTCATCCTTGGTGACAAAGGCCTTGTCCTTGAAGGCCTCATCCACGATGTCGGCCAAGTCGCCATCTCGGTTATCCATCTCCTGCTCTATCATCTGCTTCACGATTTCGTCCAGTGTCGCCATGTCCTACACCTCTGTCTTCGCCTTGGCGTTCTTGTACCCCTGCTCCAATGCGTACCTGGCGAGCATCTTGCAGATGATTCGCCTGGTCGTGAAGTCGCCACGTCCATACGCATCCAGGAGGCCACCCTTCTGGAACCTGGCCGCGATGTGGGCCGAGATGGCCGAGCTTCCCTGGGCTGACTCCCAGCGCTCCGCAAACTCCTGCTCCCCAACCATGTACTCGAACACGTTGGCGATGTCTAGGGCCTCTGCGAAGTCCTCTGGGGCATTCACGCTCTCAAGCTCCACTGGCTGTCCTTGCGGATAGTCTGTGTTGTTCATGTTTCTACCTCTGGTGGCTCCACAGGGCTTGCGCTCCTGTGGTTGCCATTAAGAAAATGACTGGAAAGTGTTTGATGCGGCTCCCTGCTTCCCGGATGGGACACACCACACATCGCCTTGTTGCACTGCTTAACGCCAGTGTGCCTTGAAAGACACTTCGGCTCCATGTAGTGGCCGCTAAAATCCGTCCCTGGTTTTCCATTGTCTAGCCAGGTGGAGACAATCGTATTTCACGCATGGCTGTTTCCTTGGAGACACTGGGCATCAGTCAGCTCAAAAAGACCATGTCGCCCCAAGGCGCTCGTCCACACGCATTTTCTACACACTCCCCGTGTTCCGGGAGGTCAGCGCCCGATTCTGGCGGCGCTGTTTTCTCTGGGGACTCCACAGGGCTTCTGGTGGCATATCGTCCACCAACCCCACAGGGCCATCACACATTTCCCAGGTTTCAGCCACACACCCCAGGGCGTTAAGGCACCGGGCTTCAGCCGAGTTGGGACAACTCCCTCTAGGGTGTCCGACCACATAAACCCTTCTCGGCTTTCCCGCCACACGAATCCCCCACGGTCTTGTTCCCGGCCATGGCTGGCGCTGTGTAACTACAAAGCACTGCTAAAATCCACTGAGGAGTAGGCCCTCCGCCATGGGAGTACCGTCCAGTGGCTCCATGTCGAGTCTGGCCGTCTGTGTCGGGATTCGCCATGGGGGCAAGGGGGATTATAGAGGGTAGATATCGGTGCCTCCAGTGTCCCCAACTAGGGCCTTGTCCTGCCCTTTATCGCCACAACAAACGGACAACCTCATTGGGAGAGGAGTGGAGAAGGTGAGTGGTGGAGGAGTGGAGTATCGATATCGATATCTATATCTATATCTCCACACGAACCCATTGACCGTTTTTGCTTCAGGCCATGCGAAGGTCGATACACCTATACAGACATCCCAAGAAGGGATGACTAGGCGTTCTTGGTGCGGTACTCAACGATGACCCTTGTTGTCGTCCACTTCGGGAATTGCTCTGCTGTCGTGAGGGTGTACCTGTTCGTTTCCACAGGCCATCCATGCCAGAGGGAGATGGAAACCACTCTGTCGCTCCCAGTGGTGTATCCGTTGTTCATCTCAAACTCGGCATGGTAGACCCTCTGGTTGAGGTCAGTGTCGATGAAGACCGTACATGGAACCCAGTTGAGCCCGTCAAGCCAAGCTGGCCCAGCGGCCTTGTTGAGCGTCATGGTCATGCCCGTCGTGTAGGCCGGTACAGAATCCTCATAGCAGGTGAACACCAGGTCTGTGGCCGGGTCATCGGGCGTCAGGAAGGATTCACTCTTGTACGCTGTGGACATCCCCTTGGTCAGCTTGTTGTCCATAAGGGTGTCGTTGTTCGTGACTTGAACCTCTGTGGTGTACTTCGTGAAGCGGAGTCCTTTGACCTTGAACTTCTGATTGGAGATTCCCAGTGGACTCCAGTACAGCGTGAATATCTGCCCAGAACCATGCGTTCCCATGTCGCCCGTCCCAAAGTCCCTCAATTCGGGGTACACACCGGACAGTGTAATCCGGCCCTCCCAGGTATCCCGCTTAAACGACTTCATCCGCGTGGAGGCCCTGGCGTCCACTTCGGCCATGGTGGTCAGGCTCTCATCATACTCTGTGTAGGTCAGTGGGATTCCACTGTTCGTCCTGAAGCTGGACGCTCCCAGGCTCCGGTCATCATAACCCCTGACTAGCGGCTTGTTATCTCCCGATTGTCCGGTCACGATGACTCCACTGGGTCGCATCTTGACCATCTTGCGGAGGTCCACAGACATGATGACATTGTTGGTGGAGCCGTCCTTGGGATGTTGGAAGGTCAGGACACTGGTGTCGTTCAGGTTCAATCGTCTGAGGAAATAGCACCGTGGGGCGCTCCCATCCCAGTAGACACTGATGGCGTGTTGGGAGCCACTGTACGGGCCACTTGTCTCGAACACGTCAGCAATCTCCCGGAGACACTCTGCTATGGAACGGCCCCTTGTCCGGTACAGGCCGAAGGTTCGGTCACAGTTGGGAGAAGCATACCCCACAAATCCGGCAAGGCCGATGAGGTTGGTGGCGATGTCTTCCAGTGTGATTGTCCCACGGTAGGCCGAATACCGACACTGGGCGTTGTAGGCCCCGCCAGCATCCGCGCATGGACTCGTGATGCTCGGCATATAGATGTAGCCACCAGAGTAGTATGTGGTCGATGGAGTGACAGTGTCGTAATCGACATAGTACACATCAGCCAAGAGGCAAGTCCCAGTGACGCTGTGCCAGGAGCCGTCATAGTACTGGTGGTCTGGATAGGTGTACGAGTTGCCGTCATCACACCCAAACTGGACATCACAGACTGAAGTGTCGCCCACTGGCTCGACCACAATCCAGTACCGTTGGGCCCTGTCGAGTTTGGTACAGGAGCCACTGGTGAAGCCATACACATTGGTGCGCCAAACACCGGTATTGATGGTGGCGACAGTTACAGACAAATTGCCTACAATCGTTCCACTGGGATAGCCACTGGAATCGCTTTGGATGCTGAGTCGAACATCGGCTGTGTTGGAACCTCCCGCCTTGTAGTGAAGTCTGACGCTTCCAATGATGTCGTGGGGAGCCACCGCCTGACAGACCTTGTGCCCGACGCCATTCCATTCCGTCCCAGTGTTGCTGTTCGGCGTGGACCACATATTGATGGGCGTCCCAAGGGCCTCTATGTCGTTGTTGCCGTTCAGGATTTGTACGGGAGGCCAGACGATGTCACCAGGTAGTCCACTGGCTCCAAAGCGATACACGCCACCAGAGGAGTCCCTGTACTGTCCACTGTCGTCCACATAGTTGTTGAAGATGGTCTTGGCGACTGAGATGGCTTCCATCTTCGCCATGTCGTCGGAGCAGGTGACATTGAGGACACCGTCCGTGCCCTGGCTCATGTCGGTTATCGTCCCCCAGAAGGCATCGTACCAAGAGCCGTCCACAGAGGACACAATCCGGTAGTACACACGCATCCCCAGTTGGAGGGCTCCAGTGTACGAGCCTCCCTCCCATAGGTTGAATGTGGAGTCCAGGAAGTTGCTTGCCCCACCTTCTCGATTGGCGAGTGAGAAGGACAAGGAAGCCGTCTGGTTCTCGGTCCAGTCAAGGAGTCGGGAGTTTTCCACCATCCGGCCCATGGAGTGGATGCTCAGAATCCCGCCACCGGGCTTGTAGATGGTCAGTTGGTAGCCAGTCATCAGATGACCTCAATGAGCGTCATGGTGAACTGAACCCAGGAGCTTCCAGGGCCGGGCTTGAACTTTAGGGAGTCCACATAGCACCTGTTTAGCGTCACATACGGACTGATGAACGCCAAGAGGTTGTTGGTGTCCCGGAGAACCTTGAGGTCCACATCGGGCCTTCCTGTCATCTGGAAGACTCCATCGAGTTGAACCGTGCCGCTGTGTTCCCCGTTCTTGTAGACCTTGTCCCCAATCCTGTCCTCTATCGTGTGTGTGACGATGATGGGAGTCCGGTCTGGATGGGACACTGAAGTCAGGTACAGGCTCTTGGGGAAGGGCAGTGCGCTCCCCTTCTGGTTGAACCACACCCATGTCGAGTCATTCCCCAGGAAGGTCGATACATGGGACGGGACAAGGGTGAACCAGCGCTGGGCCGTGGACTCCTCCATCCAGTCGATTATCGGGCTGGTGGCGCTCGGAGTCTCCACCATGAAGTTGAGCCGGTTGATGGGGTTGTTTTCTATGCTCCCCAGTTGGGACCAGCCGTTGTAGGTCTGGTAGCCAGTCAGCTTTGAGTTGGCCGTGTTCCTGACGCGGATGTGCCAAGCCGGTGTGTGGTCTGCCGGGTCCACCGCCAAGTCCTTCCCCTGCATGGCGGCATTGTATGAGATGTTGAGCGTCCCACCATCGATGTCGATGTATCTGAATGGGAAACTCCCAGCGGTGGCGGCCACTATGAAGTTGCCTGTAACCTTGACTCCTTCATCGACTGTCGGGACATGGCCCTGGTTCCACACCGTTGGGTCTGCCCAAGAGCCGGTCTTTGTGCATTGGTTCCATGTGACTGTCATGTCTTCACTTCCTTACCCACTGGCGTACTCCATGGTCGTCCTTGCGGTGTCTCTCTGTGCCTGGGGCGATGCGTAACCACCAAAGGAGACATTCTGGGTCACCGTGGTCTTCCCTCCACCGCCCATCGCCATTCCAGCAAGGGCACCAACAGCGACACCTGCGGCGGCCACTCCCGCGATGGCTAGGCCGAGCTTGGCCGGATTGTTGAGGATGGCTCTGTAAGTCTCCACGAGAGCCAGCCCAATCTCGGCCTCTCTGAGGCTCCTGATGAGCATGGTGACTCCCTTGACCATCTGGAAGACCGACACCACCAGTCCGATGGCGGCGGCAAACTTCATCATGGTCTGGTAGTTTTGGTCGGACATGAGGCCCAGTGTGTGGAGAGACATGGTGAGCCTTCTGAAGCCGGAGTACAGGGCCATGACGGCCATCAACTCCCCCATGAACTTGATGGTGGTCGCTTGGGCGGCATTCCCGGTCTGCTCTGTGGAGGCCCTGAGTTGTTCACTGGAAGCTTGAATGTTCGCCAGTTGTCCTGTCATCTGGTCGTTCACATAGAAGTTGTACTGTATGTCGGCGGCATCCATGGTTAGCCTCCTGTGGCTTGAGACATCCCGGCCTTGACGGCCTTCTGGGAGTCATGGTGATTGTTGAGATTGACACTGGGGAGTTTCCAGGCCCCAGAGCCTAGTTGGAGGCCGACATAGACAGCGGCTGTCCCAATGACGGCCATGATTATCATATGCCACTGGAGCGTGGCGGCTTTGATTGTTGTCTCTGCGGCGGCCACCAGCGTCAAGTAAGCGGCCCTGGCCTTGAAGACGGCTTGTACTCCACTGAGGAGCATCAGAGCCCCGTACAGAGCCCCCATGACTGCCGCCAACTGGATTGTGACCTTCCGGGCTGAATCCGACTCCACACCTATGACATGGAGCGTATGGAACAGTCGGATGATGCCTCCCTCTGGCCGAAACTTCCCCTTCAACGCTATGATGCCCGTGGTGGCGTGACCCATGGCGTAGCCAGTCCCTCCGATGGTTACAGCGGCTTGAGAGCTTGCGCTCTTCATCTGCCCACTGACGGACTCGTCCATTGTGAAAGTCCACTCGATGTCGTCACTGAGGTTTAGCAACCTTCTTTAGCTCCTGTTCGACTTGCCTGGCTTGTTCCTCAAGAGTCCCTTGGAGCGCGGCATACTGCTTGGCCGTCATGTTCTCCATGGTCAGGTCTGAGGCCAATGGGACATTGAACTCCTTGGCGATGGTGAGGGCTCCATTCCCCACAGACTTGACATCGCCGGGCTTGACTAGCTCGGCGATGAGGTTCTTGAGGGCCGTCTGTTCGTCTGGATGGAGGTGGGAGATGAGCGCGTCATACTCCTCTATGTTGTTGAGTGTCGGCTCCACAAAGCATGGAAGGCTAAACTCCATGATGAATGGGGCCATCTTGGAAGCGATGTCGGCGGCCTCTTGAAACTCCTCTGGCGTAAGCTCCCCACCGGCTTGTATCTTCTCCCACAGAGGAGCCTTGGCCTCACCGAGTTTCATGTACTCCTCATTCTTCTGGGCCAGGCGGATTGCGACCTGTTCCATGGAGACTCTGGTGAGCCGCTTGAGGATGAGCGTTCCAAGATGTGTCTTCAGCGTCCACTGCTTCCTGTGGTCGGCCAGCAAGTCCTTTATGGGGACTCTGTCCTTCAGGTCGATGTTCGGCGCTCCACCGTCATACTCTATCCATGGCGTTTCCATTTGCTTCACCTGTGTTTCTTTCAGTCTCGGCCTAGTGGCCGGACATGGGGCATCATTGTCCCCCTGGTTAGGCCAGGACGATTGCCGCATTGGGCGATGTCCCGCCAAAGTGAATCTTGACCGACTCCTCCATGGCCGCCTGTGTGTAGTCCGGGAAGTCACTGGCGTCGAACACTCCGCCATAGAGCGTGAGCGTCTTGTTGCCCAGTGGAATCGTTGCCGACAGCACAGCCGTCCCATCCTTCTTGGCGGCGTTGAATGTCTCTGTTCCGTGTGGGAGCGTCATGTCGAGCGTGACCTCTGCTTTGTCTTCCTGGAGCCATGTGGCGACAGGATAGTTGATGGTGTCATTCCCAGTCACGATGCCATAGTCTCGGCGGAGATTGTGATTGACCTCCAGAGCAAACTTGCTTGGGTAGATGGTCGTGAGCCCTGCTCCAAGGTCGATGCGGAGATTGCCCTTCCAGGCCAGGATGGCGCTTGTGGGCGGTGTTGGGTCGGCTCCCACAGTGACCGATTGGAGCCCGATGAAGGTCTTGTCCGTGTCCCACTCGACCATCTGGGCCAGGCAGTCCATCTCCCACTGTATCGCTGTTCCGGGCTTGTCGCACGATATGGAGAGCTTGTTGGCCTTACAGCCGTTCCACAGGTTGTAGTAGTTGTTCGCGCCCACTGTCTTCCCAGTCAAGGCCGAGAAGGTAGGTAGGGAGTCCGTCAGACTCATCCCAGTGGTCAGTCCCATGCCGTACTTGGCCCAGAAGTCCGTCCAGTTCCAAGCGCCCTTCCCAGCATCATAGATGCGACAGATGGCCTTGTAGGTGAAGCCAACATCGTATGGGCCCCTGTACGACGCTTGGAAACTCCTCATCCCGGCCAGGTAGACCAGTTCAGGGTTGAAGTTGCAGTCCATCTTGAATCCGGCTATCTCTCCACTGTACCCCAAGGCGCTTGCCGGTGTCGTGGCGTACACTGACTCGTCCACATAGTACAGTCTCTTGATTTGGCCCGTTGTGTAACTTGCCATGTCTATCCCTCACGCATTTGCATAGCTCGTTGCCTGGAGCGTACAGGTGTACCTGAAGTAGTTTCCACTGGAGCCAGTGAGGTCTTCCCACTTCCCCTGGACGATGAATACCACGCCGTTGAATGGGTCGTTGTTGTTGGCGTTGATGATTCTGTCCACCTCTGTTCTCATGTCGAGCGCGTCATCCCTGTCGAGCGCGTACAAGTCGGCCTGGTACATTCTGGTGACCTCTTGTACGGCATTTGCCAAGTCCATGACGCGATGTGTGCTTTGCATCTCACGGACACAGATTCTCTGTGGGGCGTTCCAGGCCTCCAATTCGGCATCTCTGTCGATGATGGGCGTGATTAGCCTGGTCGTGTTCGCCTTAATCCACTGGTCCACCAGGAGCGTGACTATACTCCCGGCCAAGTCTATTGCCACAGTCTCTCCCACCTGGTTCCCTTGGTGTACTTGTCGTATGGGAGCTTCCCCACATAGATGCCCATTTGGCCCCCAATGGAGAGATTGTACTTGGCGACTTCATCCTGGAGGCTCTTGATGTCGTTGGAGTAGATGTTGGTGGTGCCCGGACTGGTAGCGGCCTTGTAGGTGTCGATGGAGGCTATGAGCATCGCCATGCGCCTTATCTTGTACGGTGTCTCATCGGCACCGTATGTATAGGACACTCTGATGGCTTCTAGGATGTATGCCGGGACATCCACAAGATGAACCAGGCCTTGCCCCAACTCAGTGGCTAGGGCCACGTAATCGTTCTCAGGGCCTATCGTCTGGACCTCCCAAGTCGAAGGGTTGGAGCCCGTCCTGAACTCCACTGTGTCTAGCTCGATGATGGGCCAGTGGTCGAGCCGGATGTACTCCCTGCCGTCATAGTCGTGTATCTCATTCAGGGCTTCCCGGTTGTCCCACACGCGCCCAGTGTTCTCGTCAATGTAGTCACTGGCGTTCTTGATGAACAACTCGATGCGGTAGTCACTGACTCCTGCGGCTCCTTGACTGGTAATCCCAGTCAGCGCCCGAACATCGTTCACCGTACAGTAGCCTTCCCCGCCCCATGTGCAGTGGTTGTCTATCCAACTGGGCGACCATTCGCCCTTGTCCCCCATGAAGTGACAGCGCGTGGCTACCATGTGCGCCGTGACTGGCGGAAGGTTCCATGGGTGATGCGGGAACAGGTCCACGCACCTCATGTAGGCCGGGCTGTCGGCCTCTCCATTGACCGTGACTGTGATGTCCGAACAGGAAGCCGTGAATCCTGCTTCATCCAGGTCTTCCCACTGGAGGTAGGCCCCGGATTCCAGGACCAGATGGCCGTTGTGAGCAGGGGATGTGTCCTCTATCTGCCAGTAGGTTTCCTTGGAGTCCACGCCTATCGTGTGTGTCGTGCCATTCAAATCGAGTGTCGTCATTCGTTCACGTCCGTTACCTTGTAGCACCAATCGACATAGAATTGGTCGGTGGGCCAGACTATGCCCACGATGTTCACCCACGAATCCGCGTGTGGGTCAAAGCCTGGGAGAGCGTACAGCAACTCCGCGTTCATCTCCATCTGGTCCGGGATTGGGAATGTCCTGAAAGACCAGTCCTGCGAATCACTGTACGGCATCCCGATGCCCCAGAAGTAGACATTCGTTTTGCTCTTGGTCTGTATGGCAATCTTGGTGGTTCTGTCTGGTGGGTCCCACATGAAAGATTTGAAGGGCCAGTACAGGTGTCTGTTTCCGTTGAAGTTGCCGGTCACAAGCGTTATGGATAGCCACTGGAGCATAGACTTCTTGCCCCTTGGGAGCTGGTTGTTCCCACCACCTCCGGGCGCATAAGTCGGTGCGGCCTGTGTGTCTATGGCATCCCACGATTCCATGTTCACAAAGGCACCTTCCTCAGCAACCATCCCACATCGTCCACTTGGTCATTCGATTGAAGGTCTGTGGTGACGGTCTTTAGCGTCAATCCTGCGGCCAGGTCCAACTTGTACGGCAACATGGTGAAGCGCTCCTTCAGATTGGAGCCATCCATGTAGGGCATCCCAAGGGAACAGGCATAGAAGTTGTCTTGCCCGGCCTGTTGAACCGAAAAGAGGCCCTGTGGGAATTGCATTATCATCCTTGTCCCATGGAATATCTGGAAGCTGGTGTGCCTGTCGGCCACTGTCGCGGATGTCTCAAGCTCCCAGTTGAAGCTCTCAAGGCGATACCGGAAGCCAGCGGGAAGTTGGTATGAGAAATCCGTGCCGATTGCCGGTGTGGAAGGGTATGGTTCGGATTCCTTGGAGTCCCATGTGAAATACGGGGACACGCCACTTCCGACAAGCGTGACGGTGCTGGTGGAATAGACATTCCCTTGAGCGTCGATTGCGAAGACAATGTTGCCTTCGGAGTCCTGCATGGCGGCGACATAGGCCGCCTGGCCCGGAGCCGCCCTGACTAGGAGTGGTACTTGGTTTGGGTCTTCTCCCTCCACTGTCGGTGTTTGTGTCATCATGCCACCTGCCTTGGAGTCATCCACTGTTGGTACTCCTTGAGTTTGACTGGGCGTTCCCATGGGGGTGTAGCCATCAGTTGTCGCTTCATCGTCTGGGCCGTCTTCTCGTTGAGCCTTTGGTCGATGACCGCATCCCTCACGACCTTCCCATCAATGGCGGCCTCAAAGCGCCTCATCTTCTCCCTGTAACAGTCGGTGTGATACTTGTCTCGGCCATGGCCGACTACTCCACCAGGCTCCAGATGTTTGATGGGGCCCTTACAGTGGGGGCACATTATCTTGTAACCCTCATCCGTGTTCGCCACCATCAGACCACATCCCAGTCATTCGTTCCGTCTGGGCCGTGAACCCACATCACCTTGTCGAATGAGTTGTAGACCATCTTCCCCACCTGGGAGCCGTACACGGCATCTGTGGGCGCTCCTGTGGTGGTCTTGACGCTTACGCCGGGAGTGCCGAACATCAGGCCTGGTATGGCTCCCTGGCCGCCAATCGTGTGTTCCCAGTACTTGGGCGGGGTGGTGATGCCCACATCGTTCCAGTGGTGATTCAGGGAGGGCTCGTTGGTGTCTCGAACCGTTATGTTGTCGGCCACACACCCGTCCATGGGTCCAGACAGGAGCAGGGAATCATTCTGACCACCATAGTTGCCTTGTACCTCAATGTCCTTGAAGGTACAGGAGTGAATACCGTCGCCCACAGAGATTGGATAGTAGCTGGCGTACATGAAGATGTTTGTGAACCTGGAGGCTATGGTGTTGTTCCCACAGCCGATGCCGTATTCTATCTGCTCGAAGTATGTCCCATCGACATCACACGAGTGGCACCCTGCTTGGCCCATGCCAGACAGTGGCCCTTCGATGCTCCCTCCATTCATATCGACTGTGTAACAAGAGGCCAGTTGAACCCCATGGTCGAAGTTGGGAGCGTCAAACTCATCGAGAAGACGGTGGCCTGTGAAGACGCTGGTGTCGTTGATTCCCCACACGCGACAGTCGTTAATCATCCTGATGCCGTCCTTGCAGTACAGGATGCGACTGTTGTTGATTCTCCCATAGATACAGGCATAGGGCGTCCCGTCAATCTGGATGCCTCGCCCACCAAAGCTGTTGATGTTCAGGTGGTCGAATGTGTAGTATGAACTGGACGTGGTGGTGAAGAAGTCTCCAGTGCTAATCGCGTATCCATTATGGTCTGTGTAAATCCACTGTCCGGTGTCATGGTCGATTTCATGCGCCAGTCTGCCAATGGCCGAGAAGTCCCTGAAGACCAAGTAGGCGTGAAGGTACAGATTGGGTGACTCTGGATGGAAGGTGAAGGCGCTGGTCCCATCAGCGTTCATAAAGTTGAGTTGTGTACCCTTCCAGTTGGCCCCAATGAGGGAGGAGTATGGCTTGTTCCAATCACAGTGGCTGACCTCATGGATGCCAGTGGGGATATACAGGACTCCACCACCAGTAATCCTTCCATCCTCTGGAAGGCCAGCATCCCCGCCAGTGATGAAGTGCTGGGCCGGGAGAGCGTCCACAGCCGCCTGGAGCGTGTCGTATGCCGTGATGTACTGGAGTGGTTGCGCCAAGGAGCCGGTCATGTTCCCGTCCTTGTCGATGGCAAACTTGATGTTGCCGTCTGAGTCCGTGATGCGCATGAGGTTGGCCGCTTGGGCTGGCGCTCCTTGTACCCAGAGTGGAATCTGGTTTGGGTCTTCCCCTTCGATTGTCGGTGTCTGTGTCATGTGTTCACCTTGAGCCATTCTGGTAGGGTTTGCCCTGGCGTTCCAGTCTCTGTCCCGAACCGGGCCATGCAGGTCAGTGTCGGGCCGGGATTGGTCTTGTACCGCGCCAAGGAGTTGAGTGTGGGCGCTCCTGTGTAGAGGAAACGAGCCAGGCTTGTCTCCGTGAGGCCGAATGTCTTGAGGAACCTTGCCTGGCTTCCCAAGGCTTGGCTGGGATTGGTCTTGAATCTGCTCTGACTGTTAAGCGTGACGGCCAGGTTCGCCAAGAACCGAGCCTGTGAGTTGAGTGTCTTTGACTGAGTGACCGGCCCACCAGAGGTGAAGGTCGCCATGGAGGTCAGAGTCGGCCCCAGTGTAGCCAAGAACCGTTCCAGTGTCGTCAGTGTGGGCGAGTAGGTCTTGACGAACCGGCTCTGTTCGGTCAGTGTCTGAGTGATGCCCGGTTTCAAGAACCGGGATTGACTGGTCTTGGTCTGGGAGAGTCCTTGTGCCCAGAACCGTGACTGGCTGGTCTTTGTGAGTGAGGGATTGGTCTTGAACCTTGCCTGGGAGGTCTTGGTCAGCGATGTGGTGGTGGACTTGAAAGTGAGCGAAGTGCCGAAGTTGATGTTGGCCTCATAGTTGCCAGAGAGGACTCCATTGTAGGTGACAGTGTGTGTGTAGGACGTTGTCTTGGTGTTGTTGTCGTTCCACATCAATTCCACAACGAGTACATCCCCGTCTGAGATGGAAACACTGGACACGGTGGCATTTCCAGTGGACTGCAAAGTGCCGAGCGTTGTGTGAATCTCCGTTGTCGTGTCTACCCATGGCGCGGCGGCTGTCCCGAACAGGATGCCGCGTATGCCACTGTTGTCTCCCTTCCAGATGTAGGCGAAGGCAGACACGAACATATTTTGCTGGCCGTTGCCCTCCAACCAATCGACAATGAACCATGCCGTCCCAGGATTGAAGGTCTGGGCGGCCAGTGGAAGCGACACAAAGGCTTTGACCCAACCCTGGTGGGCGGCTCCCGGCTCTGTGTAACTTGAGGTGTCGGTCTGTGTGGAACTTCCAGGGACTGCGGAGAACGAACATGGGTAGAATGAACTTGCCCCATCCTGGCCCCCACCATTGGTGTCTGGAATCCAGTGCTGAATCGCCTTGGTACTCTGCCTGGCGCTAGGCTTGACGGAGCCAGGAGTGGCGGTGGTGAAGTACAGTTTCGATGGCATCAGTCATTCTCCTGTACGGGAGCATAGCGCTCCAGTGTCGAGTGGTCTTTGTAGCCAAGGACTTCCTTGCCGTCAGGGCCCAGGAAGTGGAAGCCGCAAGTGGGGAGCCGTTCATACGGATGTGGCGGGAAGTTGCGACATCCTTGTCCCCTGATGTCGTAAATCGTACAGTCGGGAGCCTTGTAGAAGCCACACCCTCCGCAACAGAGCCCACAGCGCGTACACTGGCCTGTGCGCGTCAGCGCAATCTTAGCCAATGGAGTATGCGCTTCCATAGCTTCTCCTTGGGCCATATCGTCTGTATGGGCCCGTTTTCCACGCCTAACAGGTAGCAGTGGCGTTTAGCGATGATTCCCACACCAAGCTGGTAATCTATCTGGTTCCGCTTGATTAGGAGCGCCTTGGCCCCCTGCGGCACTTCTAGGGCATGACAGTGACGCTCCCTGGGGAGTTGTAGCTCCAAGAGGACACAGTTGGCCTTCATGCCGTCTGTGGGGAAGTCGTCCACTCCCCAGTACTCAGAACCGTCCGTGGCAACCAGGTGCCAGGCGTGAAACTCCATGGGGCTACTGTTCGTCATATTGGAATGTGAAGGTCTTTTGGTTGCTGTCCCCGCTTGGTGTAGAGCCAGTGGTCTTCAACTGGACTTTGAAGTAGTCCGAGTATCCGGCCCCAGTCAGTTGCCCAGTCAGGGAGCCGCCAATCCCCAGGTTCGCGCTTGCTGGGTCAGCCTCTGGCATGGAATAGGCTGTGTACGGCGTGGTGGACGGCTGTGCGAAGCTGGTGACCTTGTAGGTATCGTATGAGCCCTGTGTGGTGTTAAGGTTACACTGCATCGACTCGCCAGTCTTCCATCCCCCACCAAGGTTCGACAAGTAGACCTGAAGGTTGTTGAAGACATTGAAAGTCCCGCCCGTCACATGGTATCTCAACAGCTTGTTGAACGCGCAAGAGCCCACTGGTATGGGATAGCTTGTGTAGGTCATGTTCGGCGTGTCGCTGTTTCCCATGTTGAACTGAGAGACATTGTGCGTGATTGTCTCTGTGGAGCCATTGGACTCGCACAATTCGACTGTTGCTGACATTACTTCAGAGCCTCCATGCCCTCAGTGGGCCTCAATAGGCTTCTCCCGTTGCACTTGTGGTCCATGTAATCCTGTTCGCTGTTGAAGCCTTTACCACAGCGTCCACACCAGTGCGGCTTCCCACGGACATAGTCTGTGGGCCGGATGTACCTGACTTCCACCGGGGCCTTCCTCTTGAATCGACTGAAAAGGCCCATGGTCTACCTCAGATATATCCAGATGGTTCCAGTGGCGTTTGCCACAGCGTTGTTCGAGATGGTGAGCCTTGGCCTCATGGTGGCGATGCTCGGATTGACACCATACTTGTTCGAGCCGACTGTGGCCTCTGTCATCATCGGCTTGGTGACGACCAGAGTGGCCGAGAGAATGTCCGTCCCTTGGGCCGCCAGTACATCGGCTCCCGTCCCACTGTCGTCCTTCAGAGTCACGTCTGAGGCATCCGTGGGGGCCGTGCTTCCGGGCTTGGTGTAGATGTGCGTGATGGAACCGAACATGGGGCAATCGAGTATCTGGTCAAAGGCCCCTCCTGCGTCTGCCGTCCAGTCAATCCTCACCACTGCCATCGAGTGCCTGGGCCTGTCGTCTTTGATGTTCACTATTGCCGATTGTGCCATGTTGTTACCTCACGGTGAAATGGAATATGGAAAAAGGTTTGGAGTCTAGTGCCCGATGACAAGCACTAGACAGTCTGGTGAACCACTGGTGTAGCCCACCGTGACAACGCTGGTCGCTGGGTTGGACTTGATGGTGGGGGCCACAGGCGGCGTGGTGGTCTTCCCCGCAAGGAAGCAGACATCCGGGATGACTCCCGCTGTGAATGTCCCTCCTGTGTCGGAGGAGCCCACAACGCTCCAAAGCTCACACCTCTTGTTTCCCATGACAAACGAGTCAAGGAAGGTCGCTGTTATCGCCATTCTTCATCCTCCAAGGAAGTCGTGGGGGCCTAACTAGGCCAAATCCCTTAGCTTCCAGTGGCTGGCAAACTTGGTTGCGACCAGTTCACCGGCCAGGTCAAGGCTGTGGCGTTCCACGAAAGCGTCATGTAGGATGGCGTTCTCGATTGGGCTTGAGAGATGCCTGACTGGGTTCATCAGTCTGAACTCGACACCGTCCATGTCGATGCCGTACATCCTGCTGGATGCCGACGCATCGGCCACGCACTGCTTGTCGAGCAGTATGCTGACTCCCTGGTATTGGGCCGCCCTGAAGCCAGTGGGTCTGCCTGAGATGGTGACTCCATTCACGCCCACTGTCATCTCCTTGTAGTCGTCAAACCTCTGTTGTGACGACATGAGCGCCGAGAAGTTGGCGAATGTGTCATAGCCAGTGACGATGACCATTCTGCTCCTGTTCGCGCCATTCTTCTCTGCCGCCAGAATCTGGTTCTCCACCAGTCTGATGGTCAAAGCTCTGTTGGCGGCCGCAAGGCCGACTTGGGCATCAGTCGTGGTGGCCGCATCCCTGTCGTTCCCAAGGTAGTCATTGTCGTTGGCCGAGTAGGCCGCATCTGCGGCATCGGAGTTGCCATCGACTTCTCCCTTGGAACCGATGATTCGGTCATAGGACTCTGGGAAGTTGCCAGCCAGTGTCCCGTTCTGGACATCCAGCTTGCCGTCCAGGGCGCTCACAAAGTAGTCGGCCATGGCTTGCATCATCCACGGTGCCTCTCCGCCTTCCTTGCCGTTCTCAGCGACGGACTTGGCCTGGGCCATCTCTGTGATGTCCCATGTCGCGTTCACGCGCTTGAGCGTCATGTTGTACTGGATGACATCGGGCTTGTCCGTGTCTCCCAGTGCCGCCGACTCGGTGATGGCCGAGAAGTTGGCTGGGTCTGCTGTCTTCAGTCTGACTCCTGACTTGGCAGTCGTGAAGTCTACCTTGGGTGTGACTTGCCAGAAGGTGCTTTGGCGGTACAGGTTGTCGTACACACGCGCTCCATAGAGCGTCTGGTAGACACCTGTGGTTGCCTGGACCACTGGGTCATCGGCCTTCAACAGGAGGTCAGCCATTCTGAGCCCCTGGACTCCCATGGACTTCAACTGTCTGTCGTAAGCCAGTTGTTCCCACTTCGCTAGATTCAGTTCCATTGTTCTCCCTCTTGTCTTACATTCCCCACGAAAGTGGTTTCTTTTCGTCATTGAGCTTGTGCGCAAGCTCCATGACGGTCATTTCCGGTCCAGGGGACTGTGGGGATGCGCCGGGATGTTCTCCCTTACTGGACGGTTGTTCGACTTGTATCTGTGGAGCCGGTGTGGGCGTTGGTGTCGGTGCCGGTGCAGGGGCCGGTGGTGTCTCCGCCTTCTTGGTGGCCTCCTGGAGGGCCTTCTCGGCCTTCTCGCGCTCCATCCTTTGCAGTTTGGCTTCGGCCTCCATGGCCGATAGCTTGGTTCTCAATTCCTCAAGCTCCTTGTTAGGCTCTGGCGTTGGGGCCGGAGCCGGTGTGGGAGCCGGTTTGTCTTCCTTGGTTATCGTTTCCACTGTCTCACCCTTCTTTGTCTTCCTACCAAATGCTGGGAAGCGTGTCTTCCCGCTACACGCCTTGTCGAGTGTCTCCATTGGCGTGAGTGTCTCACCCTTTCCACCACGACCAAGGTAGGCACAGAACCCTTCTGGGTCTTCCTTGTCCTGATTGTCAGCAACGCAAGCATCAAAGTTGGGGTAGTTTTTCCCAAGTAGTTGCCCACGCATGACCATGACGAGTCCCTGGACGATGTCTTCCAAGTCCTTGACTCTCTGATTGTCTTCCTCTTTCATCATCTCGGCCTCCAAGGCCTTTACATCGATGTCGCCAGCAATCTTCCCTGCCTGGCGGCCTATGTACGCACAGAGTTTCTTGGCGTTCTCTGTGGGTAGTCCTTTGCAGTCCTCCATGGCGCTCACACAGCCGTCGAACCCACCTTGGAAGGTGCCATCCGAGTTGGTGTAATCACTCATGCAAGATGCCTTGATGAGCTTCCCGTCTTCCTTGGAGTACATTGTCCGTTGAAAGTCTGGGAGCGCTCCCTTGATTGCCATTATGAGGCTCTTTTGGTTAGCTGGCTCCTCCACAAGGCTGACTTCATACCATTCGATGTCGTCAATCTTGTTCATGCACTTCCCACTGGCTTCACACCAGCGGAGTCCGGGGACAAGAGCCATGCCCCCTATGGAGAAGGCCTTGAGCTTCTGGCTCTTGACATCCTCCCACGCTTGCTTGGCGAGTTTGCTGTTGCGCTTCAGTTGGGCCTCTATCCACAGTTTCCGTGGGGTTGAGTCCTCCATGAAGACCATCTTGGTGACGGTGCCTATCTTGGCGCTCGTGTGGCCGTAATTCAGAGACAGTGTCTCCTTGTCGGCTTCCAGACGGCCCACGGCCTTCCTGAACGCATCGAGTGTTATCAGGTCACCCTGCTTATCCACTTCCTCCACAGTGGCGAAACCAGAGACAATCATCTTCTCGTCATCGAAGGACTTGGTGTCTATCTCCGCCTTGATGATGAAGTCCCCATGTAGGCCCTTGTTGTCCCACACGAGTTTGGGATTGTCTGCGGTTATCTTCCAGCCAGCTATGTCGGTCATGTTCGGATGTTCCCGGAGATGTGGTCGATGAACCATGTAGCAAATGCCACGATGGCACTTGTCAGGCCCACCATTATCTTCCAGTTGTTCCTCAGCACTGCAATCTCTGTGTCGTGTCTGCCCAGGTGCTTGTCCATGGAATCGAGCTTGGGTTTGACGCACTCGTCAATGGCCTTCCTCAAGGCCGATATGTCGTCAGCCATGGCTTCGGTTCGCTCGTCTAGCCGAGCCAGGAGGGCCTGTGGGCTTTCCACCATGCGCCCAAACACCTTATCGTCCCGATGAGTCTGTGGTTCATCAGACACTGCTTCCACTCCCTATTTGTAGTCGCTTGGCGTATTCATCGAAAACATTGGAGGCAATCTCCTCCAAATGTTGCTCCGCATCGTCCACGGCCTTCCTCACCCATCCCACTGCCTGGGTGCCCGGATGATTGACTGGTTTGGTGGTGTAGACCCACTCGACGGCCACAGACTTCTTGGAGTACATCATCGACTTGGTCCCACGAATCTTGCCGAGTTGTGTACCGGCGATGGGCCATGCCAGGAATCCTTTGGCTCCAGGCTCGATGATGTGGGCTGGCGTTCCATACTCGACATAGGCCGCATACAGAGCCGTGTAGCCAAAACTCCCCATCATCACGCCATGGGCGACAAAGAGACTCTGCTTGAGTGTCCCACTGGAGCCTCCCTTACCCACTCCCGCGATGGCCGGTGTGCCCACTGGGCAGTTGTCGTCAGCCAACTGGGCCGCATAGTCGGTCATGTCCCAGACCACTCGTTGCATCATCTCAGGCCCCTTGTCCTGAAGCTCCCTCATGTGACGGATGACCTTGTCGATGTTGCTGTGGACTGTTATCTCCGGCATGGTTACTCCTTGATGTCCAGCACATGGCGAACCACAGTACACCGACAGAACGGATGTGGGCGGAATGGTTGCCCATCCCCACCAGTAGTCTCAGCCGCTAGGTCGTCATAGGTGTATGGGTTTCCCATGGTGATGTTCGCGCACACTTCGCAAGCATCGTCAGTGTCCGACCAGTCATACTTCCACAGGCCTTCCTTGTCCAGCTTTTTCCAGGTGTCGGCCCTGGCATTGTTCGAGATGAGGGTGATTTCTGACCGGACTATCCTGGCGAGTTTCCATGTCTCCGCATTGGAAACGGTCTTCATCTGAGCCACCATCTCCGCTGTGGAGATGCCGCCTTCCTTCTGGTAGGCCTCATTGATGATGGTGGAGAAGACTGCCTTCTGGTCGTCAGCAAACTCTGGGAGAACAGACTCCACTCCCGACCAGGAGCCAGACTCCATCCAGTCAAGGGCCGCTTGGTCTTGTCCTACCATGTCCGTTGAGAGCCCAGCCTCCGCCACAGCGTCCTCAAAGGATGCGTCGTACACATCCCCAAGGGAGGCCTTCGCTTGGGCTACCAAGTCGGCCTTCATGGCGTCCAGGGCCTTGTCCGTAATCGCTGAGACTTGGCCTTTAGTTGGATTGTCCAAGGCTCCAATTTCTCTTACAGCCTGGTCTACTGCCGCCTTGTAGCGGTCATTCAGACCAGCATAGAAGTCCAGCTCTTGGCCCCGCATCCCGCTGACCCAGTCTGGGTTCTTGGGAGGGCTAGGAGCCGCCTTGGTCAGCAGAGCATACCACTCACGAGTCTTCCCCTTGTTGGACTGCGTTGTCGGCGTTGGCGGATTTGTCTGGGTGTTCTGAGGTGTCTGGTTACTCGGCTGGCTGGTAGGTGGGGCTTTAGGGGCACCAGTTTCTGGACCTTGAGAGCCTGGTCCTGGCGGCCCCATGTTCGGCAAGAAGGCCGCCGGTATCGGCTGTGGGGGCTTGGGGATGTTGTCACTTGGGAAGGGCTTGCCATCCTCATCAAGGACCACATCGAACCGAGCATCTTCCCATGCCTTCGCCACTTGCGCCCACACGAGTTGTGTGTTGGCTTCTGCTTGCTCCTCCCCTTCCTCCACTGGGGTGAAGCCCCAGTACCATGACTTCATGTTGAAGCGCTCTGGGAGAATCGAGTTGTTGATGGCTTCCGCCAAGGCCCTCTGGTAGGCCCGGATGAAGTCATTTTGCACATCGAGTTGGATGTTGGGGTTGTTCCCCGACTTCCCACTGGCGACAGTCCCGGCCACGATTGGCGTGACATGGAAGGTCTTGTAGACCATCTCTGTGTAGAGATTGTAGAAGTCCACAGACTGCATATCCTTGGGAGCCGTCATCAGGGAGACAAACTCCACTGACTTGCCCTCTGGGAGTGCGAACCATGGGATGGACATGGGGTTGGATTGCATTGTCTCCTCTGCCACAATGGCGCTCTGGGAGACACTGGATTGGTCCACACCATTGAAGACCACGAATCCCCTTGGAGTCCTCTGGAGCGCGTATGCGTCCGAGAAGTACTGGTCCATCGCCATGAGGTTCGACACAGCAAAGAACAGGGACATCAGTGGAGGACTGCCATAGCCCCGCCCACCAGCCCTGAAGATGTGGATGTGGATGATTTCCTCTTTGGACCACCTGGCTCTGACCTTCCCGGCGAATGTCTGGACATACGCTGTCTCGCGCATGGGGAGCTTGTGGTCAGGACACAGGCGCACTCCCTTGGCATCCGGGAGGACATCCATGCCCTTCCATTCCTTCTCCGGCTTACACTGGTCACAGAACCATGTGTCATCGCCGATGTTTCCGCGAAGGTCCACACGAATCTCCATGCCGTCAGACTCCTCATTGTAGAGGGCCACTGGCTTCCCAGCAAGCACGTCCTTGTTCTCGAAGGCTATGGAGATGAAGGCATCGTCAAAGACAAGCAGGTCGTACAGGGAGGCACAGATAATCTGATTGGTGCTTCGCCTGTTCCGCCTGTCTGGATTGAACAGAAGCTCTTGGAAGTCCTTGTACTCCGCCCTGGAGATGGTCGTTCCATCCGTCTGGTCTACCGGCTTCCCAGTCTCTGCTGGAGGAGTCGTGGTGGAATCCGTGGGCGGTGGGAAGGCCTTGCCTATGGGAGGAGCCTCTGGAGGAGTCTGGGGAGGCTGTGGGACTTCCGGGGGGGCCTTGGGCACCTTGGCCTCATCTTCCTTGATGGTCGCCTTGGCATCCTTGGGATAGAAGTCCCAACAGCGGTCATAGTACTGAGTGGAGCGCGTACACTCCCTTACCACAGCGTCGATGCAAGTCCTGACTGGCTGAGACTTCTCCGCCATGCCAAGTAGAATCCACGCAGGAATCTTGCGTTGGAACTGTGGCTTGTCTGTGGGAGCGATGTTCGCGTAACGCAGAAGCTCTTGGGCGATTGACTTCTGGTTCGGTGTGTCCTCTGCTGAGGGCAACTCCTTCAAAAGCATCCGGCCTATCTCACTCAAAGTGTTGTTCGCCATGGCTCTCACACGCCCAGTAAGTCCAGCACATGGAGGTGGTCTGTGGGAATGGCGTACACTTCCCCTGGCGTGACCGCCTGGGGCATCCCCACAGACCTTTTCAAGGTTGTATAGTGAATGTTGGCCTTTTGGTATCGCGGAGGCCTTGGCCCCTTGTGGGAGCAACCGCGCACAGGTTGTGTGGAAGGGCAGTGTGGTAGGTGAGATGAGCCCTTGGTGTCCCTGTCTCACTACCTATTTGTAGTCGTTTCCTTCCATGGACTCGATTTCGTCATGGCCCTCTATGATGTATCCCATGTGGACAGCGTCGATGACGCTCCCATGTCCCGGTGGGAAGACCTTGAAGATGAAGCGATGGTTCCGGGCTGTCTGGCACAAGTAACAAGCCCTGTCTCCGTGGTGGCGATGATAAGTCAATATGGCGCTGAGAGTATGCCTGGGAATCCCACAGGCCTGGGCTATCGCTCTGCTGTCCTGCTTGCCCCTGTTCTCCGGCTTGGCCGCCCACGACAAGAGGGCCAAACAGTGGTCTGCCATCAGAGTCATAGTACACTTTCCAAAAGGATTGACAAGGGGTTTATGAAGGAGTTGTCAGTGGACTGACCAGTCTACACTGGAGCCGTTGGTGTCTGAACCTTCGAGTCCTTGAGCGCCCTGAACTGGGCGACTGCTGTGTCTATCTGGGACTTCCAGAAGGCCGCCTCACGCTGGATGGCTCCGATGTCCTCTGCTGTAAAGCCACCAGAGTCCCATATCTTCTCGGCTTCTGCGACAGTGGCCTTGTAGCCATCAACGAATGGCTGGAGCGATGGCAGGACACCAGCGACCTTCGACATGGTATCCTCTTGGCCCTTCAACATGGCGATGAACGCATCACCATGGGCGTTTGTGTCCTTCCCCTTCAGATATTGCAGGATGAGTCCCACAATCGGCACCAGGATTGCTCCCAGTGCGGCTATTGTTGCTGAGTCCATTCTGTTCCTCTCCATTACCTGTTTGTAGTCTCTTTGGGTTTGTCCTTCGCTCGAACCCACTGGCCCTTCTTGGGGGCCTTCTGTTCCAGGCGCAGACCACACCGCCCAGTCCAGGCTCCTGGCTTGATGCGTCTGCATCCCTTGGCCTTGGTGTCTAGGTCGCACACCTTCCCATCAAGGATACACACGACTTCCTTCATAGGAAGTCCCCATGTGTCGCACACCAGTCGCAGAAGTCCTTGTCTGCTGGTATGACCTTCCCACACTTCTTACAGTGGCGATGGTCGAGCACTCCCGTCCATGGCGGCAATGTATAGGTGTATGTCGGTTGCGTCAAGTCCGGCCACTGTTGCGTTCCAATCAAATCCTGTTGTCCGTCAGTCATAGTCCCTCATCCACCTTCCTTCCACGAATCTTGCGGTACACTTCCCGGAGTTGTCCTTGCCTGGCATAGTATTCGATGGCGTTCAGGCGCTTGCCGCCGAACATTCCCCCATCGATTCCACCACGCTTGAGTTTTGTACGGTCACTGGGCTTCTGGGTAGGCTTCTTGACGGTGTGCCCACAGCGCCAGCAGGTGACATCCTTGTCCATCGCCCAGGCGATGGCTTCCACCTCTGTGCGATTCCCCACAGCGCCCATCTTGGTGCCATCGACAGTCAGGATGGCACCACAGAAGGTACACTTCACATTACTCCCCCATCGTGGTTGTACGCCACTTCGACCTTCTTGGGCGGAGCAGTCTGTTCCTTCCACCGGCACTCGCCAGTGTCGGCCTCTGTGTAGGTGTCCTTCAGGAATGGGGCGCAATCCCACTTGCATCCTTGGCACTCCTTGTACTGGTGTTCTCCCTCTGGAGTCCCCAGTGGCCGTCCTGCTAGTCCACCATATTCGGCCTTGAGAGGCTTCTCATAGGCCGCCTTGTTCTTGTAGACCTTCCCACACGCGCACCGCATCAATATCGCCATGTATTCACCCACCTCCTGTTTCCATCAGGAATTTGTGTATGAGTTTCTGACTGGGGACGGGCTTGGACTGACCAAGGGCCCCGAAGACAAGCGCTCCACCACGCATCTTCCACTCATCGCCAGGGTACAAGGCTAGGGCCTGGGCCCAAAACTCGTCAGCGTGACCTGTCTCCTCTGTCCTAGCACTGTCATACTTCAGGTAGTTTGTGTCACTGTGCTTCCTCTGGATGCTGTTGATGGCCCGGATGAGAAGGGCATCGTCTGGTATCGCCAGTCGGCGCTCCTCATAGAGCCGCTTCAACTTCCCCACCATCTTCGCCTTGAGGTCATTGGTGAAGTGTACGCCATGGCAGATTCCATACTGGGCCTGGAGCCTCTCGTGTAGGTCTTTGTTCGCTGTGGCGTCCATGTTGAACCACTGGAAGCGTCCTTGTCCGAGTATGGCGGTCAGCTTCATGTACTGCTCCTGGTAGGACACTCCTCTCCACACCCACTTGCATCGTAGTACATACTTTTCCTTGGCATCTTGTGTAGCATCCTGCAATACCTCATAGACATGGACGGCTGACAGGTCTTGGTCACGCGCCACATCGTAACCACCTACACAGAGCTTCCCTTGTAGAGCCTCCATGTTGGTGTACTCTAGCTCTGGGTCCACGATTGCAGTGATGAGGGACATGGGAAACTCACTGGTCATTTCCCCCACGAATTGGTTGTTGTACTCCTGCTCGAATGAAGCGTCATCGTATGCCCCTGACTGGCGGATGGACTCGATATCCAGGTCAGGACAAGCGGTGTACGGTATGAGCGTCTTCTCGAAGGCTTGGTCAGTCTCTGTGGAGCGCCAGATGTCGCTGAACATATTGTTGTCTCCGAATGGCGTGGAGACTAGCCACAGGTTCCCACCACGGCTTACACTGGGCGTGATTGCCTCAAAGACTTCCTTGTCCGTCCCATTCAGGAAGTGGGCAAACTCGTCCAGGTAGATGTCGTCAGCCGCGAACCCTCTGATGGTGGAGGCACTGTTGGGTAGGGACAAGACCATTCCCTTGTCGAACATGAGGGAGTGCTTTGTCTCCTCCCGGATGGTGACTGGTGGGAATGGGCCTTCCTTGAGAGCCCTCCAAAACTCCACCACATAGTCCATGACGTGCTTGGATTGTCTCTCCGACGGACTGACAATGAGGACATTCTTGCCTTCCAAGGCGCTCCTGACGAGCCCATGACATCCCAAGAAGCTCGATATGCCTATCTGCCTGGACTTGTTCACAATCTTGAACCTGGACCTCCCAAGGCGGAGCCTGGTCTGGTAAGGGTACATCTTGTGTCGCCCACTGTGGGTGAACAGGTATTGGTAGATTTGCCCCATGTCCTGTGGGAGCCTAGTGGTCGTGGTACTGGTAGATGACATCGCCATCCTTGTCCCTCCCTATGGGGATTAGCACATGGCCGTATGGCTTGCACGGCCCACGCCATCCCTTGTACTGGTTCCACTGGTGGTGGATGAAGTCCGTCATGGAGGCATACTGGTACTGGGCGGCTGTCTGGTTGGTGCCGTCATTGTACCCCACGCCTACATGGTAGATGAATGGGAAGTAAGTCTCCAAGTCCTTCTGGATGTCCTTGAACGACACCTGGCCCTTCGCCTTGGCTAGGAGTATGGCCCCTCCAAAGTGACTGGTCTGGCTGTTCCATTCGGGAGGCACTCCACAGCAGTTACAGGCATCGTTCATCTCCCGGCAGAAGGCATCCGAGACATGGAAGCGCATCCCCAAGGAGTGCGTGTACTTAGCCATGGCATCGAACACCGGACGCTTTATCTCCCTTGTCAGCCTCTTGTAGCCTGGCTGTGGGCTGTTCCTCTTGTAGAAGTCGAGCAGGTCATAACCCAGTGTCTTCGACATGAGGGCATACCGGGCCTTGACTGGCTCATCGGCTCGGCCTTCCAAGCAGAAGTATTCCGTGGAGACACTATCGGCTCCCGCGTCATGGGCCGCCTTGATGGTGGTCTTCCAGTCCTCTGACGCGCCAATCATGTAGGGCCGGAGCCTCAGTGTGACATGGATTCCCAGTGAAGCAAGCTCCCGGATGGTGCTGATTCTGGCTCTAGGTGTAGGGGCTCCACGCTCTATCTCCTTGGCCTTCTGTTCGTTCATGGTGATGATGCTGACCTTGAAGTGCCAGTTGTGCTTGTGCTTGGCGAACAAGGCCCTGTACCTATCGTCATGGGCGAACCAGTCAGACTTGGTTGAGAAGGACAGTGGGTAGTCGATGGAGTCAAAGTATCGGAGAAGCTCCAGTGTGATGCCATGGCGCTTCTCATAGAAGTCGAATGGGTCAGTCAGGGCTCCCCACTGCATGACCTTCCTTGCTCTGATGTACGGGATGAACTGTCTGTTGGAGAGTCCCTTGAAGAACCCAGTGGGATTGTCGGTCTTGAGGGCCTCATCGAACAAGGCCTTGATGGACTCCACTCGTACACACTCTAGCTTCTGGTGGTGTTCCTTCATCCCAGTGATGTTGTGTACCTTCTGGAAAAAGGCGAAGCAATACTGGCAGTTGTAGCTACACAGGGAGTAGGTGTCGAGCGTCATGGGCATCGAACAGTCCATCAACTCCTGTGTCCATCGTGGGGAACGGTATGTGTGCTTGAGTATGCTTTGACCGGCTTGTTCCTCCAAAGGCATATCCTCAACCATCCCAGTACCTCCCCACGGTTCTCGGTATGGCATCCGGTTGGAAGTACCCATGTTGTGGAAGGTAGTTGTAGCGCCACTTGCGGATACCAGTCCAGCCATTGAACTCCCCAAGTAGGCTCGGATGGATGACATGGGCCCTGGCTTCCCATCCCACAGACCAGTCATGCTCTGGGTGGTTCTGTTCGTACCAGTGGATTTCCTCTTGGCCCCTGTCCGTGTAGAATCCCCAATAGCGCTCCCCTTTCATCATGTTCCTGAACCGACAGAGGCAAGTCTCCACATCCCACCAGGAGTCCTTGAAGTCCAGGTTGTCCCTGACGCACTCCCGCATGATAGCCGTGAGGTCCACTTGCAGTCTGGGATAGTCTTGTCTAGGAGCCACTTTCAAGTCGGCCCCCAGGTCTTCTCCCAAGATGTACTGAAGCCCTTGCCTTACTGTCCGGGCCTCTCTGAGGTCCAGGTAGCCATCGTATGGGGCAATCGCCAGTGGCGTGATGTCTGCCAGTAGCTCGTACAGGAGGCTGGCGGCATAGCGCTTCACGAAGTACATGGTCTTGACTTCCGCCAAGAGCCGCTTGAAGTTGTCCTCTGGCTCCCCATAGCAGAAGTTGTTGTAGTAGTCCCACTGGCTGTTCCCTGTACGCTCTTGGTAGTCCAGGAACATGGGGACAAACTCGTTGCGGAGCTTTACCCACTTCCTGTCTGTTTGGAACAACATGGCATCCCTGTGACGGTTCCAGAAGGCTTCCACTTCCTTCTTAGAGGCCTCCCTGGAGATTGACTGGAAGATGTACCAGGCAGTACACCAGGAGTAGGATGCCGAGTACAGCCATGTGAGATAACAGCGCTCCTCCAGGTCCAGGTCTTCCTTCCTGGCTATGTAGCGAAGGATGTTGTTGTTCCCACCAGACTCGCCAAGGCGTGAACACAAAGCATGGTACTCCTTGAAGCCTTTGCGGCGCTGAATCCTGATGTCGTACATGGCTACAATTCCTGCTTGGTCAGTCTCTCCTTGTCTAGGGGCCAGTGGAAGATTGCCTTGCCTAGTCTCTTGGCTTCCTTCCACTCCCCACGCGCTCCCACAGACTCCTCCCATCCAGGCAACATGACGATGCCGTCACAGCGCCTGAGTATCTCCAGGTCCATGTCATAGTAGAACACTGGTGGAAGCCTGTGGAACCTATCCGCGAAGTGACTGTTGGCGTGTGGGCAGATGACGCTCCATCCGGCCTTGAATAGGTGGGACTGCACCTTGATGGCTTCTCGCGTACAGGCCTCTGGGTCTTTGCTGTACGGGCCAGCTAGGTACAGGACAGTGTCCGTCCTAGTCATCCACCCTTCACCTTCCTGCCGTGCATGAATTTGCCGTACAAGGCGAACATGGTGGCACTCTTTGTCCTGGTGGCTTTCACAAAGGTCAGCGTAATCTTGGAACCGGCTCTAGCCAGTCGAGCCATGGAAGTCTCCAGTGGCGCTTCCACCAGGTACAGGTGGGCGTCATAGCCCTTGCGGAAGACATGGTCGAAAAAGCGCGCATTGTTTATCCTGTCGCCTTCCACCACGATGGCCCGGACGGATGAGGCTTCCAAGGCGTCCACAGTGTCGAGTATCTTCTGGATGGCGTTGTATGGAAGCGTGTCTGTTCCCTTGGTTCTTATCGCTCCAGTGTACTTCCCAAGGAAGGCCACGCCGTCCACCATGGAAACGGCCACTGGATACATCGTGCTGACACTCCACGCCTTCTGGGGAGTCACGAATGTCCTCTGAACGAATGTGGTCTTCCCGGCTCCTGACTGGCCTATGACGATGTGGATGGGACAGGGCATGGTAGGTCTTCCTCCTTGACGACCAGTGTACGCGCATTGGCCTTGATGGTCATGTTGAATCCGGCACTCTGGAGCCAGGCATCGGCGGCCTCCCTGGTCTTGAAGGTCATGTAGACTACAAAGCTCCTCCCCAGGTTGGGCCCGTCTGGTGTCTCCCCAGGCTTCTCGTACATTCCCACCTGGCCTTCGGGCTCTGGCATCACCAGTGGGTCATCCCGGACCAACATGGCAATCTCGTCAGCATCGAAGCCAGTCAGAATCCTGTCTTCCTCCAGGCCCAACTCCCTCATCAGGGCGCCCAGCTTGGGGTAGTCCCAGTCACCAGTGATTTCGTTCAGAGCCACATTGAGAACCTTCTCCTTGGTCTTGGAGAGATTGACCACGGAGACATCCACTTCCTTCCTTCCAAGGTCTTTCAGAACCTTCAGTGTCTGGTGTCCCCCAACTAGGTTGCCGGTCTTCTTGTTCCAGACCACAGGGAGTACATGGTCAAACTCCTGGATGGAGCGCTTGAGCTTCTCATACTCCTTGTCCCCAGGCTTCAAGTCCTTCCTGGGATTGTACTCCGCTGGGTTCAAGTCCTCAATCTTCTTACGCACGATTTCCATGTTGCTTCACTTCCTGTTCTCCCCAATAGTCTGCCTGGGTAATCTCTGCTTGGGAACACGAGTCATTGATTCTCCTCTGGCACTTGTGTATCTCACACCAGCCCATGGAGCCCTCTGTGGTAAGGCGTTTCCAGTGGTCGCACACTTCGCATTTAGGCATAGTGCAGTACCCATGCGGCTCCCCATGCGAACCAGACGGCCAGCAGGAGCGCGACCAACCATCTCAGCCACACCCAATCATCATCCTTCATACTCTGCCTCCACTGCCGAAGCCGGGCCTTCTTGGGGCCTCTGGCTTCTTGGGGATGAGGATGACATTGATGTACGCTATGACTAGAATCCATGTGACGATGGCGACCACCAGGAACAGGGCACCCAGAGCCGTCCAAGCAAACTCTTGGGCCCTTCCATGTAGGTCATCCCACAGGTCTATCCACACGGCCACGATGCCAGTGGCTATCATCATACACAGGACGAACAGTGCGCCATTGGCGGCTGTTTCGACCTTCGCCCATGTCTCAGTTGGAAGGCTCCACTTGATTCTGTGTCGCAACTTCACCATTGTCTCCCTCCCTAGCCATGACGGCCCTCAACTCTGTCCATGTGAATCTCTCCTTGTACGGACAGTCGGGACATCTCTCGCCATTTACGGCCACGCTGACATTGACTGAGCCCTTATCCAGAGAAGGAACCAGGCCCACTGCTTGGTACATCTCTAGCCTGTCCTTGGCTATGTCCTGAATGGTCTTCAGGGCTCGGAGCTTGTCGCTGGCAGTAGCTTCCTCACCGTGGTAGATGAACCATGACTCCCGTTCCAGCTCATCCTGCTTCATGGCGGCCAAGGCGATAAACTCCTTGGCGTCCAGCTTGGAGAGTTGGAGCCCACCAGCCTTCCTGACCTCTTGAATGTCAATCTGTACTGTACGGACAGAGACATCGAGCGCCTTGGCAATCTCTGTGGTGGACATCCCACGGAGCAATCTGCGCTTGACCTTCTCCCTTCTTGCCTCTATCGCTTGTTCATTTGCCACGAGCCCACTCCCCTATATCCAGTGGGGCCTCTTGCCCTGGAAGGACTATGGCGACTGTGATGCCTTCCTTGTCGAGCTTCTTCAGGAGCCTGTGGAGTCTCCATGTGAGGTAGGTCTTCATGTAGAAGGCTACCACCAGGGCCAACACTTCGCCCAAGAACATGGGGAGCGCTTGGCCTACCCTCACATTCTTCAGTTTGGCGCAGTTTTCGGCAAATTGTAGGGTCAAGCCACGTTCATATCGTGTTGGCAATTCTGCGCCTCCTGTCCTGTGGGCTTCTTCCAAATGCCCATGTGTTCATAGGCCTGTGTGACCAGCCTTGTTGCCATGGACTCCACTGTGAAGATGAGCCTGGTGGTTTCCTCTATGGGCTTGTCAGTGAAGATGAGGGTTATCCTTGGCTCCCCATTCTCATATTCGACTTCCAGTGTAGTCTTGTTCGCCTGTTGCCGGAGCATCTCCATGATGGCGCGTATGTCCACCACCTGGACGGCCTGTGGGACTTCACCAGCCAAGGCCCCAACCTGTCCTTCTGTCTGAGATGTCCTCTATGGCCCACTGTTGGGCGCTCTTGGTGCCCATGTTCCTTGCTGTCAGTCGAGCCAGTAGGCCTTCCTCATACTTCTTGAGGAGATAGTCGAACATGGCCTGTGTGTCGGCTGAGATGATTGCCAGTGGCTTGATGCCGAACCTGGCCTGGTTCTCCCGGATTAGCTCCCACAGAGGTTCTGTCTTGCGCTCTAGCTCCAGGACATCTAGCTCCTTGACGATTCTGAAGATACGGCCTGGGGCCTTGATGCCTGGTCTGTCCCCACTGCCTGGTTCAAAGTAGTAGGCAATTCTCACAGTTTCACCTTCTTGTCCTTCTCATGGTCGATGAGTACCTCAGACAGTGTTCTCTGTTGGCGCTCCGCCACAGCGGCCTTGTGGCCGTCCTCATAGCCGTGCTTGTAGCCGTGCTGGAAGCCGTTGGTGTACTCATGGCGCTTCTCCTCTCCAAGGAAGTTGTCCCAGTGGACCTCCCCTACATGGCGGCCTTGTTCCTGCATCTTCTTGGTGTCAATCATGTGTAGTGCCTCTGGTAGGTCTTGGCGACTTCCTCATCCGTGAGGAGCTTCTTGTTGCCGTCATGGTAGACTGTCAGGCCTTGGTCATTTGGCTCGACAGTGGAACAGTGGAAGGTTATCGCCGAGTCCCACTCGTCAGCCGGTTGGTTGTTGTCGCTCCCATAGTGGCGTGTGTGGTGTTCCCTGGTCGTGGACACCATTCGCCCACAGAGAGGACATGGAGCCTTCGGGCCGGGCCAGTCCTGCACTATCTTGTGCGTGGTCTGGAGCTTGTGGTTGTTCTCAATCTTGGTGGGGAGTCCCTTCACCCACGGCATCTGTTCCGGTTGCTTGACCTTCCTCAACACTTGGTTCACCTACCTTTTTCCTCTTGTCCATCAGTCCGTCATAGTCATGGGGGAGACATGAGAGCAGAATCCTGGTCTTGAGCCGGATACATGGGAGAGCCCTTGGGCAGATGTGACGGCAGTATTCGTCATGGTCGTCAAACTCCCCTTTGCAGTCCCTCTGCGCCCCACGCAATTCTCTCATCCCCTATTTGTAGTCACCCTGTCGAATACCTCCCTGTGGCCGCACTTGGGACACTCATACCACACGAATCCTGCTGAGTTGGCTTGAGGCTCCAGTGGAATGAAGTCCCCTTGGCAACAGGGACAGCACATGGTCATCCTTCCACGACTACCTTGGAGGGCTTGCCCACATTGTAGATGTGGTCTTTGTCCAGGGTCACGCGGCCATCTCCTTGAATCGTGAGGACTAGCCAGCCGATGTCTGGTGGCGTGATAAAGCCGTTCTTGGCGGCGTATGGTGTCCTTGTCTGCCAGGCTGGTGTGATGAAACCTGTGGTATGCGAGTACATGGCCCCCACGAATGAGTGCGTGTGGGAGCGTACACACCACTGGATGTCCCCATACTTCTGCTTGCTCTTGTTCAGTCTCAACAGGAGCATATCACGCGCCAGAGCCGTGGTGGCATACTGCCAGACCTTACTGGACTGGATGAAGTGCGCCGCATGGAGCCGTACACCCTGCTTCTTGAAGTCAAGGATGAGGTCGTTTCCGAATGTCCCGCCCATCCTCTTGGCGACCACCTTGTCTAGGGGCATATTCTCCCCGACATGGTAACCAGAGCCCCTGGTGAACCGCCAGTGGCGCGTGTGTATCTTCTTGAGTAGGGCCTCTGCGGCATCTACCTGGACATCCATGTTGGTCGTCCATGTCTCGGCTCCCTGGTTGCCCCTCTGTACGCCATCGCAGGAATCCCCATTGACCAGGCAGACATCTAGCTGGCCCATGTTCTTGCACATGGCGTCCCACAAGGCATTGAGCTTGGTCTGGAGCCTTGATGGCGTGACGATGCGTTCATCTCCCGTCTGGTCGTCCACAATCAGCATCCTCTTGGGCATTGGCGCGTACAAGGAGCCACTGTGGACATCAGAGACAATCCCCAGTCGTATATCAGTCATAGTCTTCCAGCCTCATTGTATCCAGGTTCAGGCCGTGGGCCTTGGCATAGCCATAGACTCGCATGAAGTCCTGGAGCTTGATGACCACCAGGTCGCCATTCCTTGCGCCCTTCTCGCGCACAACCAGGATTGGTGTCTTCTTGGTGGCCTTGGCGTGTTCCTCATTTTTCTTGAACCATGGGTAGATGGAGAGCTTCTGGCGGAGCTTGCACTCGATTTCAAACTCCTTGTGTAGAACATCGCCCAGTCGGCCTTCCTCTTGGGCGGCTCCCGACATGGGAATCCTCTGTCCTCCCATAGCCTTCGCCACACGACGCTCTTGCGCCTTCCATGTCCCACGGCTTGTTGCCATGGTTTCCGGGAAGCAGGTATTGACTATTTAACTGTGTCCTTTGCCTGTACGCCTATGTTTGCTTCTTGAGGCAGATGGGGCACATGACTGGAGGCATCAGTATGGCATCGATGACTTCCTTGGGGACATCGCACTTCAGACAGAAGGGTTCCCCACACTTAGGGCACTTCCTGATGAGATGGTCCAGAGGCCGCCACTGTCTGTACGGCCAGTCGCACTTGTCACAGGCTGGTGGTGCGGCCTCTGGAGGCTTCTCCCCATCCTTCCAGTCAAACTCTCCAGGCGTGTAATACTGGGCCGACAACTCGCCATCTACACACGTGTCACACGATATCCCCATGTCTCGCATCTTCTTGTCCTGTTCGTACACTCCCATGTTCACAACTCCCTCTGGAGGCCCTGTCTCACGTCTTCCACCAACTTCCTTGCGACCATCATCCTTGCCGAGCGCTTGGCATAGGCCGTACACTGTCCCTGGTGGATGAACAGTGTCTCGTCAGTACACCGGGCCTCCCGATTGTACGGACACTTCTCATAGTCGCAAGTGACTGTCCTGTTCCTATCCGTCTTGTTCGTCATCGTCAGGTTCCTCCATTCGACCTCCATGTCGAGCCCCGGCGTGGCCGTGGTGGCGTCTGCTTGTGTTCCCACCAAGGCTTCTCCTTGGGTCCACGGCCCGGTAGAATCTCCCACAGATGCTACACCGGGGCATGGCGTTTGTCCCTCCTGTTCCTGTTCTTGCCTGGGTGACTGTATCCTCCACCCTCTGCCGACAGCCACCAATTCGCCACACCCTCATCCACTGTCTCCATGTAGACGCAAGAGGTTGGTGGATGCCTCCCCACAGAAGACATCTTCAGGGCACAGTTCATATCACAAGCGCCACATCGCCACCGCTGTCTTCTCCTTGGCTTTCTGGCCGTCATGGCCGCGCCACCTCCATGTAGACATCTTCCAGGAAGATTTGCCTTCCATCGTTCACATTGAGAGTGTCGTACACTCCATGGCGCTCCCAGTCGGTCATCTTACTCAGAAGGACATGGTCGCCCAGGTCGATGCACACCTCAGTCACGCCTTGATGGGACAGAGCCTCAAAGACATCGGCTTGGATTCCCCACCCACTGTACCGCCTGACCCAGTGGGATGGCTTTCGCCATGTGAAGTATGTGTGTCCATCCACGCGACCAAATCTCTTGTCCTTCCCGGTCCAGAGTGAACTGTCCCCAATTCGACCTGCCGGGACACCTATCTCCATCTAGTCTGCCCCCTGTTCTGGCCGTTTCGGCGTGTCTTCCTGGGGTTGTTGCGCCCTCCCGTATGTCCGACACTCCTTCAGTAGACGGTCCACTGCCTGGAGGGCTCTGGTGATTTCCTCCATCTTGGCGACTGGGACCAGCACGGCCCCACCGGACATCGCCAGGCCATTGGAACCTTGGACAGTGTGGTAGACCTTGCGGAGCCTCTGGGACTTGTCGGGATGCAAGACATAGCGCACATCCTCCACCACAAGGCCTCTACCTCTGAGGATTCTGATTGCCATGGCGACATTGGAGCGCGTCATCCCCAGGGCTTCTCCCATGGCCGTCTGTGTAAGCTCATAGGGAGCATCCCGGACATTCAGACCGGCTTCATGGTCCCGGATGAAGCGCCAGACTGCTGTGGCTCTGGTGGTCTTGTTCCTGTTGTTGTTCATTCCACCATCTCCCCAATGCGTTTCTGACCTGGCTGAAGCTCCCCTATGGCGTTCAACTTGATGTCCATGCGGAGAAGGTACTTGTCCTCATCCTCAGTCATCTTCACAATGGCGACCAGTGTACGGTTCTCCTTGTAGCCATTCTTCTTGGCCCAGTCAAGGCTCTGTTCTGCTTCCTTCTTGATGGTCTGGAGCGTCCCACGGACATGGCGGATGACTTGGGCCTGTGTGGAGATTATCTTCTTGTCTGTGGGGCCATTCATCGCTTCACCTTCTCCTCATAGCGAAACTTGCTTATCTGATACTTCACTGTCACCATCTCATTCTCCACATCGAGTTGGGCTCCAAGCATCTGGGAGAAGGGAATGACCACCACTGGTCGGCCATTTATCTTGTAGAGATGAAGGAAGGCCACGTTGCCATAGGTTCGCACTCCCCTTGTCACTTGCTCACCTTCTTGGGATTCGCCAGGTCGTATATGACCTGGGTGCCTGGGAGGGGCTTTATCTCTGGAGCCGGAGCCGTCTGTTGTTCCCACTCCTTGTAGATGTCCAGCTTGGTCGCCAGGCGCTTCAGTTTGAAGTCCACACGCTCCACCACCTTCTCCCTTCCCACGATGATGGCGAGTTGGTTTATCATCACATGGACATCCGCTATCTCATCCACCAGACCCTCTGGGGAATGGCCCCTCTTGTACTTGTTGATGGCCTGGATAAGCTCGGCGCACTCCTCCACACACTGGTCCAGTTGGGCAGTCTTCCCCCACCAGTCCAAGGCCCTCTTGTAGACCAGTTGTTCGTCCACTGGGTTCACTTGTCCACCACCTTCAACATCTGCCCACAGTCCTTGCACCGGCCTGTCTCGAACATGGCCTTTATCTCGTCAGGTATCTCTGTGTAGCCGTCCTTGTCCATGAACATGATGGACTGCATGGGGTTGATGGGACAGCCACACACTATCTTGCGCTTCATAGTGGCATCCTCTCCTCTATGAACGATTCCAGGTCATGCCAGTCATAGTCCACCAGCTTCTCCTCATCCACAGCCGTGAATGGTTCAGAAGCCAGGAGCTTCAAGTCAATGAGTATCATGTCCGTCACTCCCTTGAGCGACATGAGGTATTGTTCCGACTTCCTGTTCACACTGGCCTTGGTGGCGTGGCTCTCAATCTCCACGACATACACATAGCGTATGCCCTTTTTCTCCCACCAGAAGACCACATCCGGCTCACACGGCCACAGGTGACGCTTCTTGAACGCAGTGATGTCCATAAGGTGCCCCCCATGGCTCACCACATACCGTTCCACCAAGAATATCACCAGGTCATGGAGCTTGTCTCCGTGTATCCTGTGCCAAAACTCTAGTTTTCCCATGGTCTTTCCCTTCTGACTCCAACTGTTCGATTACTTGGTCCACACTAAGGCCTGGCCGACACATGGCGATGACCTTCTTGCGAGTGTCGAGCCAATAGCGATTCTGCTGATGTGTGGGGGCCTTGTGCCAACTGTACCGGGCCCAGAACCCAGTCGTCAGCTTCTCCCACAGTAAGTCCTTGTCCAACTCAATCTTGTCGGCTTGAGCGTCCAGCGCCTCAAGCTCCACAAGCTCGGCCCTCTTGCGTTCAATGGCCTGTTTCACGGCTTGGCGTACATTGGCCTTCTGGGCGGCCCCTTGTACGATGGCGCTCAACCACGCGCTCCTGTTGGTTATCTCGCCACTGGCTTCCAACATCTCCAAGAGCCTGTTGTCGTCATCCTTCATGTAGAACATGACCTGTTTTCCTTTCAGTTGTCCCCACGCTCCACAAGCCTCTGTATGGTGGGCCCACTGGGAATGAAACACCCCAGAGGTGATGCGTTCCATGTCCCTCCTAGTTATTGGGACTTGAACCCAGTGGACCCATGGAAAAAGGTTTGATGGGGAGCCTACCGCATTGAAGCAGGTAGGACATCCCCAAGGCTTCCATCGCTGTTCAGCCAGTGGCCGCAGTGCTTCGCCCATGGCTTCCCGGACTCACGCCCTATTTGGACTTGGACGGTGGCTCCACACTTCCCGCACATGACTGTCTCCTTCCAGCCCATCGCCTTGGCCTCATCTGAGAGCTTTGGTGGCGGCTTTGTTGCCCCCTTCTTGCTGTCCTGTGGGAAGGACTCTGGAGCCGATGGCGTGTTCTCCATGCCCTTCAGCGCCTCATCGATTGAAGCGTCCACCAGGTTGCTCATGTCCTTGATGACCTTGTTGAGCGATGCCGTGTCCGTGGTGTCTAGCTCCCCGAATGGGAAAGACACTGTAAGCTCCCGTTCAGCCTTCTGGTTGGTCCCCTCTGACTTCTTGGTCTTGTTCTGGCCCAGGCGAATCTGTGTGATGTATGCTTTCGTGGTTCTCACCTCCCTTGTCCTTTGTACGATGGTCCAAAACGGTTTCATAGAGTTTGACGCGCTGTTCGAGTTGTGTGGAGATGTCCTTGAGAATCCCCTTGGCGACATGGTGACGGTCTTGTTCGCAAAACTCCATCTCCATGTTCAGCCTGTTCAGTATGTTGATGCCCTCTGAGGCCCTTCCACGCAACTCGTCATCGCTCATCTGCGCTGTGTACCCTTCTCCTTGTGTCGTTTCCCCACCGCCTGTCGATACAAGGCCTCCACACGCTCGGCGTTATGGAGGTCACAGTACCACTTCCCATCAGGAGCTTTCAAGTCTGCCAAGTCTCGACAGAAGGGCCATTCACAGTGGATTCCCTTCACCTTTGCCAGCGCGGCCACCTCTTGGTATGGGCTCAGGTTCATTGGCCGTCGCATGGGCCCGGACACTGTTCACCTTGTCCGTGAGGGCAGTCAGCTCATCCTGTGGTCGGCTCCAGTCGATTGGAACCTTCACCCTGTTGTTCGCCGGGCCATACTCCATGTAGCCAGTGGACTCGTAAGCCTTCAACAAGCCCACCATCTCCATGATGATGGCGTACATATCTCCATTCGCTATGTTCTCACCTCCCTGGTTGCTCCGTGCCTTGTAGTGTGGCTAGTACCATGTGCTGATGCACAAGGCCGAACACCAGCGTCATGTCAGTCTCTGCCACCAGGGCCTTGAAGGTCACCTCATAGAGCCCAGTGGACTTGCTCCCTTGGGGTATGTCCATGGTCTTCAAGGCCTCACACTTCTCCACCAGGAGGGCCAGAACAGGCCCTAGAACGGGCATCTCAGCCTGTTTGGCTACTCCTGTGGGTTGGGTATCAATCATGGCTTCTTGGCCCCTTCCTGACGCTTTATGAGCCCAAGCTCGTCCAGGAGCCGGTAGGCCTTCTCACTGTGGCTGAACCAGTGATGGGAGTCTATCGACTTCTCCAGGCCGATGCCTTCCTCCGGCCATGGGTCGGGATTGTAGTCCCCAGGGAGGCCATAGCCCACCATGGCGTATCGGAGTCTGGCCGTGATGGCTTGCTTCCTGTCCTTCACCAGACCGTTCAACCTGGTTCCGGCTGGCTCACCCTTGCGCTTGCGCCGGTAGATGTTGTCTGGCCCCCTCAGAGCCGTGAGGAGATGCCACACATCTTCCCTCTCGGAGTATGGGATGCTCCCATCTCCAAAGAAGGCCATGAGGACGCCCACAAACTCCTTAGCCGTCTTGGGGCATGGTCTGTGTCCTGGTGGGTCACTCATAGGTTCACCACCTGAATGTTCTCCATGGGTATGGGAACAGGTGCCTTGACCTTCTGCTTCTCCTTGGCCTTCTCGTGGGACTCCCTGGCTTCTCGGCCTCTGGCGATTATCCCGTCGTGGGCTTGCGTCAGGAGCTTGAGAGCGTTGGTGCTATGCTCCCATGTCGCCTTCTGGTACTTGGCTCCATTGGGCCGGTAGGTGATGTACGCTGTGGCCGCATTGTAGATGGTCCACAGGCTGGTCGCCTTGTCGCTGTGTGGGTACTTCTCCCAGTCCACAGCATAGGCCTGAAGACCCTTCCCGGCAAGCTCCGAGATGCCGAGTATGGGGAATCTGACTCCCCACAGCAGGTCTTCCACATCCCTGTTCGGGATGACGATGCTGACCGCTTGTTCTACCTTCCCACGGAGTACACTGGACTTGGTCAGTGCGTTCTTCACCAAGGCCTCATACTGGGCCTGTACCCAGTTGGAGTCATGGGCCTTGTTCGTGTGCCTGAACCTGAACTCGCCAAGCACCTTCCCATAGGCTCCATAGTTGGCGCACACTGTCCTGATGCCAAAGACATCGGCCCCAAACGATGTCCCAGTGTCAAAGCTGTTCCACCACCGGACTCCGAGCATCACGTCTTCCTTGTACTCCTCCAGGAGCGTCAGCTTGTACTCTGGATTGGCGATGAGTACATGGCCGCTTGTTCGGCCCGTTCCCTGACCGTGGTGGCTTCCCACAGGCCACAGGTTACGGGCCTTACACTCCCTCCACAAGGGCACCGCAATGTCCTTGTCCTGTACCGGGACATACTGGAAGGATGGGATGGCGTGGACCTTCCCACTCTGTCCTGACTGTATGGCCTTCCAGTCTTCCAGGAGTATCTGTGTGCCCTCTGGCGTGTGGGCGTACACTGGTATCTCCCTGACGGTGTCCATCTTGTCGCGTATGGTAGCCTCCATGGCATCCACACCGACAAACTCTGGGTTCCTCAGCACATCCCCAAAGGCCTGATGCTTGAAGATGGCCGAGTAGTCCATGTGGGCCTTCGCCACAAAGGACAGCCCGGCCATTATCTCCTCATGGCTTGGTTGCTGGGAATCTCCCATGGGAAGCCTCCATGATGGTCTGTGCCCCTATGAAGGCCAGTGCCTCCTTGAGCCCCTCCTGGAGGAGCCTGTTCTCGTTCTCGGCGTTGTGGAGCGCCACGGCCAACATCATGTTGTGCCAGTCACTCTGTTCCGCCCGGCCAGCCCAGTGGGATGCTTCCTTGTGGGCCGCCTTCGCCTCATCCTGGGCCGCCTTGAGGTCTGTCTTCAAGCCGGTCCAGGGCCCCTTTCGCACCTGGCTTCTCTGTTCCTTGGTTTGCATTGTCTTGTCCTCCACACTGTACTTCCCACAGAAAAAGTGGTAAGTGGTTTGGTGTCTAGCCCTGGGACTTCCTGACCATGGCCTCTATGACGCGGTACATGGAGCCTCTGGTGGCGTCCACGCTCGGTGCCCTCTGGTACAGGTTGTAGGCCAACTCCTTGGCCTCTGTGTGTCCAAGCTCCTTGTCGAGCGCCTTGGCGACCCTCTGGCAAGCCCTGATGGTCACTGGCGGGATGACTCCATAGCCAGTGTCGATTCCCATGCAGGTCAGGTTGTTGTCCAGGTACATGACAAACTGAGAGCAGTGGGGCTGTGCGAGATAGCCTTCCACTTCCTTCTCGTTGGGCATCTTGAAGACGGCCCTGTTCAGCGACAAGGAGCCGACTCCAAAGTCCGGCCACACTATGCCGGTCTTCACCATGGCCTTACACACATTCTTCCCGGTGTCTGTCCCACTGGAGAGTCTCTCCTGTCGGTCAATCGACACTGGGGCGTTCACATAGCGGCTTACACTCGCTGTCCTTCTTGGACTCATCTCTCTCTCCTCTGGGCCTCTGGGTTTTGCCCCAATGGGCCCCATGTTGGTTGAGGCCGGTGTCGGAGGAAACGACTGTGGTGAGTCACCGACCACAGCAATTTAAAACACCGGCCCCATGTTGGAGGTCTAGCCATGGCACGGAGGTGGCGATGGGCCTGGTCTACAAATTACAATCCATGTGGGGACTTCACTGGCGCTGTTTCATCCTCAGTCCTTGTAGCCATCTCCCGTTTCACTCCCCTCAATCGTGTGGCTAGACCTGGGTGGGGGCCACTGGTGGGAGGAGTGGTAAAACTCCGGTGGCGATAGGTGGTCGCCTACCAGTGGTTGCCCCATGTTGGAAAGGGTTTATCGACCTACCAGACGGCCACCTGCTTGGTAGCCATCACATCGGATGGTTGGTACTTTCTCCCACAGTCGGGGCAGGTCATGTCCCTCTGCTGGCGAGTGGCGGCCAGGTGTTCCCGTATGAGGAACCTGTGGCCGCACTTGCACCTGGTTCCAGATGGTGTCGCCTTCGCTCCCATGTTCACCTCCTGGTCATCTTGGCGAGTCGGTTCTCCATCTCCTGGATGAGGTTCTCCAAGTCTGTGTAGACCTGCTCTGCGAAGTCCTGGTGGCCCAAGTAGGGTGTGGACTCATCCTTCACGCCCTCCATGACCTTGTGGAAGGCCCGGTCTAGCTCCGCCACTGTCATGTCTCCAAGCTCCTTGTCCATCAGGTCTTGGTCGTACACCTCATAGGTCAGCTTCACCATGAGTGAGCCTCCCGAAGGAATGTGGCAGTCACGCACTTGGAGCGCTTACAGGACGCACAGAGACAGGCAACACAGTACAGTCCCTTCTGGTTGCACACATCCCCGGTACACTCGGACATTCCACACTGGGATGCGTTGTCCTGTGGTGGGCCAAATAGGTCGTGTGGGCCGGACATGGCTATCCCGGCCCCGTCTGCTGGATTTCGTCTAGGACAGCCTGTTTGGCTTCCTCCACCTTCTCAGCGATGTCTGACTCTATCTCTGGGAGCTTCTCCTGGAGTTTGGCCTCCACCAGTTTCTGGACCTCTGCAAGGTCAGAGTCAAGCTCAGTCTCACCGTGGACCTGCTCCTCAATCTCGGCCTTGGCATCCTCCATGGCTTCCTCTCTGATGCCTTCCTCATCGACCTCAGCATCCACATTCTCCAGGTCATCTATCCATGACTCCAAGGAGTCGATGCGCTCCTGGAGCAACTGCCCACTGGAGGAAGACTCTTGGAGGCCCTCTGGCATATTGTCGAGCTTCTCCTGGCACTCATCTCGAAGGCTCTCAATCCTTCCAGTGATGTCTTCCAGGTTGCCAATGTCCTCTGTGGTCAGCGCCTCAAGGTCTTCCTGGATGCCAATGACCTCCTGTTCGTATGCGCTCTGTGTTAGCTGACTGGCCGTTGGTGGCGTCTTCTGCTTGTAGGTGTGTGGTGAGAAGTTAAACTTCCACCAGTAGTATGAGGAGCCCTTGGGTAGGACTTCCCCACTGTCCAGCTTGACCTCCTTGGCCGACTTCTTGACGAAATGGCTCCTGGTCATTCCGGCCTCACCTCTGTGTCCCATCCGTTGTTCCATAGCTCGTTCAGGGCCACCGAGTCTTCATCGTCTGGCAGGTAGTTGTCGGCCACCAGAATCTGGGGGTAGT